CTTCTTCCTCGATGGCCTTAATTATCCTAATCACCTGTTTTATGTCTTTTGGTGAAAGCTTTCTTGTCTGCTTAAAAAGAAGTTTTAGATCCTCTCTTTGCTTAAGCTCGTTCCAAAATTCCAAAAGCTCTGGATCATCTTCTACAGCTTCGGTGATTTCGTCAGCAGGGTTGCGTATGTCGGAAACTCCCATTAACCAATCAAGAGATACATTGAAGTATTCTGCAATTTTCTTTTTCAGTTCATCATCCGGTGTACTTTTGTTACTTTCATACATAGAAACTGTCGACTTAACTATACCAAATATCTTTCCAAACTCTTCTTGCGTTAAGTTATTTTCTAAACGCAATTGTTTTATCCTATCACCTATAGTAGCCATTCTTGATACCCCCATATATAAGTTCATGAATCTTAAACTTATTATAACATTTAAAACATTTATAAAAAATATTGTTCATGAAATTTTAACTTTTTAACAAAAAACTATTGACAAGTTCATGATACTTGAACTATAATAGAGATGAAGTTGTTGATGCTTGAACGAAAGGAGGCAACAAATTAAGATGCAGATAACTGAGAAATTAAAGAAATTACGAAAAGATAAAAAAATTACCCAAAAAGAAATGGCAAAATTTTTAGGATATAAAAATAAAAGTGGGTATTGTCAACTAGAGAATGGTAAAGTAAGGATGACTTTAGATAAAGCTAAAAAAATAAGCGAAATTTTAAATGTTGATATTAAAGAAATTTTTTTTGATGATGAAGTTCAAGTATCTCGAACAAAACACAAAGACACAGAGACTGCATGAGGAGGTGAGAGAGATGGATAATCTTCAAGAACAAGCAAGCGTAGAAAGAGTAACAATGTCAGCAAAGGAGGCAGCAGCATATTTAGGAATAAGCTATTGGCTCATTCTTGAAATGGCTAAAAGGCACGAGATACCTTACATTGCTTGTGGTAGTCGTAAACTTTTCAGAAAAGAGGCGCTTGATAAATGGATGGAAGAACAGGAGAAGAAAATTTTAGAAAAACCTAAAGAGTACATTAAGAAAATTTATTGAAAGGAGGTGAAAGCATGAACATGAGTTGGGGAGGGTATGAACAAGCTAAAACAATTGCATATATTAAAAAGGAAGAAGAAGAATACAATTTAAAACTCACTTGGAAAGAAAAATACGAATTAGAAAGGCTTGTTAGGTTAGAAATAGATAATATTGAATCAGTAATAGCATTTTTGGAAGAAAAAGAAAAAGACACAAGTATATTAGAGAAGGATTTAGAAATTTATAGAAAACTTTTGAAAAAGTTAGAGGAGGTGAAATAAATGCTTAAGTTAGAACTAGAACTTACAAAAGAAGAAAAACAATTACTGGACGAGGCGGTTTGGTTTCAGCTTGTAACATTAGCTGTATATGGAGAACTTCATGGGCTTTCGGCTAAAGAAAAGGACGAGCTAGAAACATACAAAATCATTTATAAAAAGCTAGGAAACAAATTAGAAAAATGGGTAGAGGAGGTGTAAAAATGTCAATCAGACTTGCACAAATACTACATCGATTAGGTTTTTGTGTCACATATGATGCAGACAAGAAGAGAATTAGAATTTGCAGAGATAAATAAAAAAAGTGCCTGCAAAAGGCACAGAAAAACACACCTACCTTGAGTATAGCACAAAAACGTGCTGTACTCAAGAGAAAATGGAGGGGAGAAAATGGAAGTAAACTTGAGCGAATATGTTTTAAACAGCATAGAAAATCCACAAGAGAGGGAACCAGAACTTTTGGGAGTATGTGAGAATTGCGGAGAAGAAATATACGAATGGCAATCTTATGCATACTGGGAAGACTATATTTTCTGTGATGTGCGTTGTGCAGCAGAATGGTTTGGAGTGAAGGAGGTTTATTAAAAAGATGCAATCTAGTGTTTTAGTTAAAACGAAGGATATGGATAAATCTGAGTGGCTTCAGTGGAGGAAGAAGGGCATAGGCGGTTCAGATGTTGCTGCTATAGCTGGATTAAGTAGATATAAAAGCCCAGTACAGGTATGGCTAGAGAAAACAGGCCAAGTCGAGCCGGAGGAACCCGGAGAAGCAGCTTATTGGGGGCAAGTTTTAGAAGATATAGTTGCAAAAGAATTTACAGTCAGAACAGGGAAGAAGCTTAAAAGAAGATTAGCTATTCTTCAACATCCACAGTATCCCTTCATGATTGCAAATATTGACCGTGTGGTTGTTGGAGAAGAAGCAGGATTTGAAGCTAAGACCACCAGTGAATGGCACAAAAATGAATGGGAGGACGATAAAATCCCAGATGAATATATATTGCAGGTCCAGCATTATATGGCCGTAACTGGTTTCTCAAAATGGTATATAGCAGTACTTATTGGAGGGAACAAATTTCGCTGGAAGGTTATTGAAAGAGATGAGGAAATTATCCAGTACCTTATCAAAATTGAAAGTGATTTCTGGAAACTAGTAGAAACTAATACACCTCCAGAAATGGATGGAAGTCAAGCTAGTACTGAAGCACTAAAATTACTTTATCCAAAAGCTGAAGAAGGAAAGGCAATAGAATTACCGTTGAGTACTCAGGACCTCATAGAAGAATATGAACAAATATGTGAAAAAGAAAAAGAGATAGCTGAACAAAAAGAAGCAGTAGTCAATAAACTTAAAGCATTATTAGGCGATGCTGAAATTGGATACGTCGGAAATAAGCGTGTGATATGGAAAAATATTAGCTCAGCCAGACTTGATACTAAGGCCTTAAAAGAAGAAATCCCAGAAGTATATGAAAAATACGCAAAATTAACAACTTATAGGCGTTTTGAAATTAAATAGAAGGAGGATTTTATCATGGGTAAAACAGTAAAAAATGATGAATTAAAAAATAAATTAGCCAAAAAAGCTGAAAATACTCCAGCACCGGGGAAAACATTAAAAGCTCTGCTTCAGGACCAGAGTGTTAAAAATAGATTCAATGAGTTGTTAGGTAAAAAATCTGCAGGTTTTATATCCTCTCTGCTTAATGTTGTAAATTCTAACCCACAACTTCAAGCTGCAGATCCGCACAGTATTCTTTCTGCTGCTGCTCTTGCTGCTGCTTTGGACCTTCCTATAGATCCAAATCTCGGTTTTGCATATATAGTCCCATATAACGTGCGTCAAGGTGATGCTCATATTTTAAAAGCTCAGTTTCAACTTGGATATAAAGGATATATTCAATTAGCAATGCGTACAGGTGCATACAAGACAATAAATGCAACAGAGGTATATGAAGGAGAAATAAAAAATTATAACCGCTTTACAGGTGAATTTGAATTTGGTGAAAAGGAATCAGATAAGATAATAGGCTATATAGCATATTTCAAGTTGTTAAATGGCTTTGAAAAGTATCTTTACATGACTGTTGAAGAAATAGAGAGACATGCAAAACGTTACTCTAAAAGTTATGACAGCAAAAACAGTCGTTGGAAAGAAGATTTTCACAGCATGGCACTTAAAACAGTGATAAAAAGATTACTCTCTAAATACGGTATTCTCTCAATTGAAATGCAGACCTCACTCTTAGCGGATCAGGCAGTAGTAAAACAAGATGAAGAAGGCAATATAAACTATGAATATCCAGATAATATCACACTGGATGAAGAGTATTATATAGTGCATGATGAAGAAGAAACCCAAGAACAGCAGAGCGAAAGTGAAAATAACGAAGAAAAAGAAACTACTGGACAGATTAGTATAGAGGCGTAGATAGAAAGGCAGTCAGGAGGTTATCCACTCTCTGGCTGCTGCCTCTACCTCTATAGCAAAGGAGAGGAGAAATAATGCCAAATAGAATTTTAAAAGAAAGCATAACGACAAGTGATACAATAAATGAACTCACTCCAGAGGAAGAAGTTTTCTTTTATAGATTGTTAGTGGTTTGTGATGACTATGGCCGTATGGATGCAAGACCAAGCATATTAAGGGCTAAGTGCTATCCTCTTAAGCTTGATAGTGTGAGTGAAGATGATATCAAATCATGGCTTAATAAGTTAGTTAAAGTTGGCTTAATAAAGCTTTATATCGGTAGTGATAATAAACAGTATCTTCAGGTAGTTACGTGGGATAAACATCAGCAGGTGAGAGCAAAGAGAAGTAAATATCCTGAGCCTGTTGAATATATAGAGGGAAATGATAGAAGCAATAATGCAGATGATAGTAACATGATATCATCTGATATCAAATGTAATCAAATGAATGCATATGTCCCCGAGAATCCTAATCCTAATCCGAATCCTAATCCTAATCCGAATATAAATACATATGTCGCAACTGACGTTGCTCAGTGTGTGTCTGTCCCGGCTGAGAAGCCATCTGACTCTACGGAAGATGGTGGAGCGCAGTCTTTAACGAAGACTGGCAAAGATGGATACACACAGGAGTTTGAGGAGTTTTGGAAGCATTATCCCCGAAAGATAGAGAAAAAGCGTGCTTTTAGAGCATGGAAAGCAAGGTTAAGAGAGGGAGTAGACCCTGAAATTCTAATTCAGGCATGTAAAAATTATGCTGCTTATTGTACTAAACAGGGTTTAGAGCAGCGGTATATAAAACATGCTAGTACTTTCTTGGGGCCTGATAAACCGTTTGAAGAGTATGTAGATGGGCCTCCTGAAACTGTGCAAGATGGAAGCAGTCTGCTTAAAGAGCCTAAAAGTTGGGGCCTTTTGAGGAATCTTTATGATAAATACAGGCAAGAGGAGGAAAAAGGGGTATGAAAAAAACTGAAGTGGTAAAACTCTTGGTGGTTATCAATGCAGCCTTTCCAAACATGCAAGTAACTGAGGCCATGGTGGACTTATGGCATGAGCTACTTGGTGATATTGATTTTAATCTTGCAAAGGCTGCTGTTAAGAAAATACTTCTTGAAAGTCCTTATCCTCCAACAATAGCTGATATTCGTAAACAGGCAGCAGAAATAATAATGCCGAAGGAAAATAAAATTGACGCTGCGGAAGCATGGGGAGAAGTGGAAAGAGCGATACGCTTGTATGGTTCATACATGGAGGAAGAGGCAATATCCAGCATGAGTCCTGCTGTAGCAAGAGTAGTGAAATATATTGGCTGGAGAGAAATATGTCTTTCTGAAGAACCGGGGGTAGTAAGAGGGCAATTTTTGAAAATGTATCAACAATTACAAGAGCGAGAAAGAAAAGAAGCTCTATTACCACCAGACTTAAAAAATGAGATACAACAAATATCGATAAAAGCTCTTGAAAGCGGTACAAATATAAAGCATTTAAAGATTCTTGAGGGAGGGGGAAAATGACAGCGGAAGAGTACATGGAAAGACTGTATAAAGCTTTATTGATTTATTTTAGTAGTGCAGGTAGTCCATTACCTATGCGCACTGGTGAAGAGGTAGAAACACAAAATATTTATGCGGGTAGGGAAGGTTGTTTACGTCTTGCAAGAGAATTTGGTGCTGGCTTAAAAGATTATGCGAAAGAAGAAAGAGAAAGAGTTATGAAGGAGAGTTATAGTTTTTTATGTGTAAGATTGTATAATTTACGTCCGCCTGTAGATGCGAAAGAGTGGGCGAAAGAAATAATGAAAGTATGGGAGGGTGATAAGCATGAAAGTATTTGAGAAGATGTTGTTAGACAAGATAGAAGATAAAACAGAAAATCTTAAAAATAAGCTTATAGACGAAATTATTATGGCAGGCACAATAAGAATTACCTTTCCAGATGGGACAATAGAAAAACAAGAACCATGTCCACTTTTTTGGGAACACGTAAAACCGTGTATAGGACGAGATAGAGTTATCGATGAAATATGTGCAGAAATAGGTGAATGCAATGTCATAAAGTGCTGGAGAAGATATTTAGACCTGGAGGTGAGTGAATAATGTACGACTACGACGGCCTTATAAGGGAAACCTTAAAGAGAATGAAGGACTTGGAAGAGCAATACAAAATCGTCGATACAGAGGCAGAAGCAGTCGTGTTTTATCAACTTCAAGCTGAAAAGGCGAGGCTAAGGCTACTTTTGAGGGAGGCAAGAGAAGATGTCCAAAATTATCGATTGGCAAGATAGAAATATAAGGGATGTACTTATTCAACTATATAAGGTTTACAAAAACTCTATAGTAAACAAAAACGTAGCGCACGGTACTAGCTATAAGATAGAAAAGCTGTTTTACGAAAAGACGGGGAAGAGAATAAATTACATTACACTAAGAGAGAAAATACGCGAAATAGCAGGGGAGGAGTAAAAAACGGTATGAGGTATAAGATTATTGTTCCGGGAAGGCCGGTTGTTAAAAAAAGACCAAGACTTGGGCGGAACAACAATATATACACTCCACGTAAAACAAAAGAATATGAGGAGCTAGTTGGGTGGAAAGCAAGGGAAGTAATAAAAGAACCTCTGAAGGGTAATGTGGCAGTTTACATCACCATATACGGGGGGAGTAGAATTCAAGGCGATTTGGATAATTATGCGAAGTCTATTCTTGATGGAATGAATAAGATAGCATATGAAGATGATAAACAAATATGCAGTTTATCTATACAGAGAATTTCGGACAAGGAGGAACGTGTTGAAATTGAAATAGAGGAGGTATCGTGATGAGTGAAGATGTTTTGAAATACTGTTATAGGTCGATAGTGCGATACCTAAACGGAGACATGTCACTTTTTCTACAGTACGTGGACAAGGCAATGGAATT